ACAAGATAATAAAAATAGACCACATCCTGTTCCTGATGAAGTGTTGGAAAGACAAATTAGAAAATTTGAAATTCCATTCATTGAGGAAGGGTGGAGCAAGATTATTATTCATGATGAATTTAAAAATCATGTGAGAAATTTGGTTAATGAAATAGCTTATATGGGAGATTTCGACCAAAAGAATCCTCATCACACAATGGATTTATACAAGCATTGTTTAAATACTAAGAAATTAATGAAAGAAAAGGGTTATGAAAATCCTTGGCTGAGCGGTGCGATGATGCATGACTTAGGTAAATTGTCAACTCAAACATTTGATGATCTTGGCATAGCTCATTACTTTGACCATGATTCATACGGTTCGTATTTTGTATTGAGTCGAATACCTCAAAATTCAGAAGTATTAGATGTATGTTTCCTCATCAATTATCATATGTTGCCGTTTAGCTGGGAGAGTGAAAAAACAAAGCAACGCTGGCGAAAAAGATTTGGAGAATATAAATATAAGGCACTTATGGATTTTCATGAATGCGATATACAGAGGTGACAAAGGAAATATATGAGTAAAGAGTTATCTAATAGAGAACAAAAGTTTCGGGATGAGTATATGGATATTTTGCATCAGGCTATAAGAAAAGACCACCCTCCTGGGAAATACTTTCTCTTAGACAAGGACGATTTGAGGAAATTGACGGAACTGTTCACAAGAGTTTATCAAGAAGGAGAATATATTGATATGAATGATATTAAAGAATTTCTTACAAAAGAACATAAAGAACTTATTCATAAGAAAATTGTAAAAACAATTGAGGATATGGACTTTACTTCTATAATAGAAGATTTTATCAAAGATGAATTAGATTATGTCAAATGCAATGCTAATGTTGATGCATTCTTAGAAAATCAGATTATAGAAATTATCCATCAGCATTTAGTCAAGAGTGGATTGTTAAAGGAGAATAATTAAGCATGAATACAAGACAACGAAAAAAACAATTAAAGAAAAATGGCGACTATATTCCAATTAAGGAACTGTTTAATTTGTATTCTACTATTGCTGAATTTGTAATACCAAGATTAAAAGAATTCAAGAAGAATATGTTTTATATTGTCCTTACTGTGGTAGCGAACTTAGCGATGATGTTGAAAGAAGGTGATGAAAGATTAGTAAAAAATATACAAAAGAAGTATTGATAAATAAATTAAAATATTTAGAAGAAAAATATAATAGGACGCCTACCATTTCTATGATACAAAACGAAAAAGATTTTCCATCAAAAAATACATTTGTAAGATGGTTTGGTAATATTAATAATGCTTTTAACGCAGCGGGATATAACATTAAACCACATAAATACAACAAGGAAGATGCACAAAAAGAATTGGATATTAGAAATGGTAATTTTGATATAGTATCATTTAATGGTTGCAGAGATAAATCTACTATACAATGCAGAAAATGTAAATCTGTATTTATGAGTCCGATATACAGTTTGTATGATAATACAAGCGAAAGTAGAGGCTGCCCATATTGTTACAATAAAATTAAGCAATTATATCAAGTAAAAAATAATATTGTATTAATACATAAGGGAGATAAAAAGAATAAATACAAATGCAAGAAGTGCAATCATATTATATACGCCAGTACCTCATATGCATCTTCAAAAAAATTTCATTGTTCTTATTGTAGTAAAATAGATACAAAAAAATATAAACTATCTAAGCTATTAAATGATTCATTGCAAACTTACTACATACTTGGTTTTTTGTTGTCAGATGGCAGTTTCAAAAATAGCAACCGGTTAGTATTTAATTTAAAAAGTGATGATAAAGATATTGTTGATAAAATAGCACAATATTTAAATCCTTTAATCAACACATCTTATTCAGGAATATCTTACGGATTTTCTTGCTATGATTCGCATACGATTCCAATTTTAGAAAAAATATATAAAATCAAACATAACAAAACATATCAACCTTGTGACATTTCAAACATAAACGGAGATAAATTTATTGCATTTCTAATAGGTTTTATAGATGGAGATGGATGTATTGATTATAGATCTGATAATAATAACCTAAGAATAACAATAAAGTTGTATAAAGCATGGTGTGATAATTTAAATATTTTTTCTATAAAATTATATCATTATTTTAATGTTGATAAAATTCCAAAGGCAATTATCATCACAACAAAAGAAAATAGACAATATGCTACTATTACTTTTGGAAATCAAAAAATAATAAATGGACTTAAAAAATTTATTGTAGACAATAATTTATTTGTTTTAGAAAGAAAATGGGGTTTAGTTACATAAAGGAGGTGGTCTTATGTCCAATTATTTCATTTCTGATTTACATTTTGGACATACTTAACAAATATTTTAAAATTCGATAATCGTCCATTTCTAAACATAGAACAACACGACAAAGCGATTATTGAGAATTGGAATAATGTCGTCGGAGAAGATGATGACGTGTATGTGTTAGGTGATATTAGTTGGTATGATGCAGAACAAACCATTCAGATTTTCAAGCAACTTAAAGGACGAATACATTTGATTAAAGGTAATCATGATGGTAAGTTGTTGAGAAACAAAGAATTATACAACTTGTTTGTCGAGGTTGTAGACTATAAAGAACTAAAGATAGATAAACAAACTTCAGTTGTTCTATGTCATTATCCAATGCCATGTTTTAAAAATCATTATTATGATTGGGTACATCTTTATGGGCATGTACATAACAGCTTTGAAGAAAATATGATACAACATTTTAGATATGAAATGGGAACTTTGTATGATAAACCTTGTCATATGTACAATGTCGGTGCGATGATGAAGTATATGGATTATACACCGAGAACACTAGAAGAAATTAAAACAGGATGGATATTAGAATCATAAGATAGGGTGTCATGATGAAAATGTTCGTAAGGTCTAATTGGAAAACTATAAGTAGGGATAAGATTATAAAGGTGATAAATTGAAAGTATACAATACTTGTTGTAAAGTTAGTAATTATTGTACTGGCGAATTAGAAGAAGTGTTAAATCAATATGCGGATTATGGGTTTAGTTTGGTTTCAACACTTATTGCGAAGAATGAATGTGACATAGATGTTATGTATTTGTTTTTTACAAAAGTATGTGAATAATTAGTAGACTAATGAAAATTAAATTTCAACGGCAAGAAAAACTATATATGGTGGTTTTAAGATAATGTCAACTACTATATACAGTATATAAAAATAGACAATCAACAAATTTTGGTCGAGGAGCTGATTGCCTATATAAAAGGATACT